CAGCGGAGCGGTCAGCGCAATAAACTTGCCAGATTCTTTCACCCGCAGCCTTTCAACCTCACGCTCCAAGCGTTTGATGCGGTCTACCGTCTTCTCGTCGAAGTTACTCACATTTCACCTCGCAGCTTGATGTCCAATTGTTCGCCGCCGTCCTGATCTACCCTTACCCTCACGCTCCCCACGTGGCAGTCCACATGGTAGCCAAACGCCTCCGCACTGAGTACATCACCAAACTGGTAATGGATGCCGAATTGCATTCCCGGCGTGTCGTGCAG